CATAAATTAATTGAGAGAAAAGGAGGAGCACCAATACATGTTAAAGTGGGTCCAGAGGGCGAAATGGTTCAACCAGCAGATATTGATAAATTCAAGGAAGATTTACAATTTATGAATAATTCTACTGAATGGGTAACAGACGGATCAGTCAAGATGGATGTTCTTAATTTTGGAGAGATTGGAAAAAATCAGAGGGAAATGTTAGATCATGATATATTTATGCTAGCTGCAGGGATGCAGATACCAGAGGTATTGCTTGGAAGTGGGCAACTAAATGAGGGGATAGCAAAGGTTCAATTAGAGGCATTTCAAAGGAATATAAGGTCAATCCAAGAAGGAATCGAAACTATTTTAGAAGACCAAGTATTCAGAGCAATCTTAAAAGCTAATGGATTAGATGCTCCAGTTGAATTCCAGTGGAATCTTCCTGGCGAAGAGGAAATAAATAATCGAATAGAAAAGATTACTAAATTATTAGATAATTTTAATATCGATGAAAATCTTAGAAGAATGCTTCAATTAGAGTTGGCCAGAATATTAAATATAGAGGATTCAGATAAATTCCTTAGAAAACCAGAATTTGGTCTAGATGATAAAAAAGAAAATGAAAAGGAACAAGAAAATCAAGAGAGGAAAGAAGAAGAGACTAAAATAAAACAACCAGAAGTTCCAGGAGTCAAGCCAAATGCAAAGGCAAAATCAGATATAAAAATTAAAGAAATAATGAAGGGGTGTGGTTGTGGCCAACAATTAACAGATTCAGACTTAAACTCAATAAATCTAAAGGAGTGGGTTGGTTTACAAGAAATGGAAGGATTCAATTATTCTGATTATATTATAAGTATCTTAAAAGAAGTAGAAAAAGATAAATTTAATTATCTTGCTGCAAAAGATAGAACAGAGATTCTAAATGGTTTACTTTCAAAAACAGAGATAGAAAAACTGAGGATTATCATGAGGGAAGGATTCAAGAAAAACCAAACAATTAGACAAATAGAACAAGAAATAAAAAGTAATCTTCATTTAAAAGACAAAATAAAAGATGGAAAGATTACTGCAAAGGCATCCAGACGACCAAATAACATAGCTAGAACCGAAACAGTCAGACTAGCAAATAAAGGGTTAATTAGTCATTATAAAGACAATAAGATACAAAAAGTAAGGTTCTTGGCTGCATTATCTGAACGAACATGTCCTGAATGTGAATCACTTAACTCACAAATCTTTAATATAAATGATGCAGATGGAATCATTCCTGTGCATTCATCATGTAGGTGTAGCTTTGTACCAGTAATTGAATAATGGGACAAATTCATGGGTCAAATATGGGAAGTCCAGTTGCGATAGTAGATGATTCTGGAAGACTTTATACAAGCCCGGACAATCTTGTTTTAGATAAGGTTAAAATAAGAGGGAGTGGTTTGGTTTTTTACCCAAAACAAAAGGATAGATTAATGAATGGTAATTTATACCAAGCAGGTTCTTATTTTCAAGAAATGGTTAAGGATACTTCAGGGGGGGTTTTTTTATGTGCTGGTTCAAATGATGTTCATTTACAATTTGATGCAAGAACAGATGGAGATTGCATTTTGGAAGTGTGGGAGAATGTGCATGTTTCAAATAGTGGAATAAGTTTTCCGATATTTAATCGTTCAAGACATGCTTCAATACTTGGGAGTACTCTTGATGCGACTTTATGGACAAATCCCACAATTACTGAAAGTGGAGCAATGATACATAGTGCAATGTTTTTGGGGGGGAGTGGAACAGGTACAAAATTTCAATCCTCAACAGTCTCAATTGCCCCAGGAAATGCAGATTGGTTATTTGAAACAGGCTCTTGTTATTATATTCAACTTAAGAATATTTGTGGGAGGAATCTTAATGCAGACTTTAATCTCGTTTTGTATGAGCATAAACACACATGAGTGCTGAATTAGAAATTGAAATTAGAAAATTTTTGGATGAGATAGATAAATTATTTAAGACATCTAGAAGACTCCCTTCCAAAAACTATATTAAGTTTGATCCAATGTTATTTATGTTATGGAGGTTAAACAATGCAATTGACAACAGAAGGAATACCTAAATGTGCTAATCCAGAATGTGATAATCCTGCTTTAGTAAAAATTGGAAAATATTTTTATTGTGGAAAGTGTGTTGATAAATATTTAAAGAAAATTCAAGAGAATAAAAATAATTTAATTTTACAAGAAATATGATATATGACAAAACAACAGGCCAAAGAATAGTTAGATCAAAACATTCAGGGGATATAGTTTATACCCGTCAAACAGACAGCACAGTTTTAAAAAACCAATCAGTTCAAAAAAATCTTAAAAAAAGGAGACTTATGACTGCAGGCATTCTAAATAAACATAAAGGAACAAGAGCAGAATTGGCAGGGGTTAAGGGGGGGAATTTAAATGAAGTTGGACAAAACGAGGATTTCTGGGACAGGGAAGAAGGGGAAGTATATTTGGGTGATTTAGATGGAAGCTAAGATAGAATTAGACACAGGAGATCGAGGAATAGCTAATGTTCAAACAAAAAAGATAGAAGGAGAACTAATAGCTTTTTTAATAACAGCCCCTGAATTAGTTGATATAAAAATAATCAGCGAGGAAGGATATACTTTACTTGATATAATGCAAGTTAGCGGAGTGAATTACCTTCCTATATCTGTTCAACCAATAGATTATAAAGGATGGGGAGCTAATTATTCAAATACAAAGTATTTCTTAAATGAAAAGTTGGAGATATTTGTTTCTGGTGGAAGAAATAGGAAAGTTAAGATAAAAATAAGATTTGAGTAATTATATAGTTCTTAAATCAACCTATTTAAACAAAATAAACAACCTATTTATATGCCCTTACCAACGCCAAATAAAGGAGAAGATAAAAATAAATTTATCAGTAGATGTATAAGCTTTGCTGTTGGTGACGGAATGCCCCAAGATCAAGCAGTTGCGGCATGTCATTCTCAATTTAGAACTAAACAATCAAATAAAAAATTATTAGAATATTCAATACCAATTCTTGAAAGGGCGACAGTAGATAATGAATTTATTATTAAGGGAATTGCAATAAATGAGACAACAACTTCAAATAACCATAGATTTATTAGCGAGGAATTAGCAAAATCAGCACCCACATTAATAGGAGTTCCTCTTTTAGTTGATCATGACAATCGTGTGGAATCAATAAAGGGGAGGGTTATGGATGCGGAATTTAGTGAGATTGATCATAATGTGCAATTCAAAGCCAAGATTATGGATTTACAAATAAAAGAGATGGTCTCTGATGGGAGGATTAATTCTGTGTCTGTTGGTGCATCTGTTGAGGAAATTGAAGAAGGAAAAGATGGAATATTAATACCTCGTGGAATAGAGTTTAAGGAATTAAGTTTGGTGGCAGTTCCAGCAGACCAAGGGGCAACATTCGATATGGCACTTAAAGAAGCATTTTCAAATTCAACCAAGGTTGATTATACAAATAGAAGGAGGTTAAAAATGACAGAAGAAACACCAGAAGCTCAACCAACTGAGGAACCAAAAGCTGAATCTAAGGTAGAGGAACCAAAGGAAACTGAGGAACCAAAAGTAGAGGAACCTAAATCAGAACCCGAATCTAAAGCAGAGGAACCTGTAGCAGAAGAGACTGCTAAGGACTTATTGGCTATGGCTGTGAAACTTTTAAAGGAAACTAAGGAAGTGCAGAAAGCTAATGAGGAAGAAGTAATTGCTGCTAGAGAATTAGAGAAGAAACCAAAGAAAAAGGTTAAGGAAGCTGATGAAGAGAAAGAGGAAGAGGAAGAGGAAGAATCGGTTGATGAAAAGAGCAAATACAAGTTTATTGAAGGACAAGGAAGTCTTGGTGGTGGATCTTTTAGTTTAGTTAGAGCATGACAAGCACAAATGAGATGGGGCCAGTAGTAATATTTGATGGTGAAACACCTAGAACTGTTACTATTAAGGCTAGAGAGATAATTTCTGGAGGACAATTTGTGGTTTGTAGTGGAACAGGGAATAATCCAGTAACATCTGGATTGAACAGTTTTGTTGCAAGTGATATTGAAGGTTGCTTAGTATCTGATGGTTTTACATCAGGAGTATTCCAGATAAATGGAATAGCACTTCAAGACATCGCAAGTGGTGCATATGGAACAATAGCCAAAAACGGAACTTACATTGTAAAATGTGGGGGTTCAGTTATTGAAGGAACAGCTATTGAGGCAGCAGATGCAAATTCAGTTCAATCAGTAACAAGTGGAACAGCTGGAGGAGTTTATGGATTTGAACAATCTGCTACAATTATTGGAAGAGCCTTAAGTGCTGGAGCAAGCGGAACTGCTTTATACTGTATAGCTGACTTCAACTTTTAAAATGGAAAAGAGAATTCAAGAGTATATAAGTACAGGTGACGGAACAGCTGGGACTTTATTGATTCCAAAGTTAATCATGGAACCTTTGATTGATGAAGTAGACAAAACATTGCTTCCTAGAGAATTAGCTGCACAAGTATGGAATCCTAATCAGATTCAAGGATCATCATTTAGTATTAATCTAGAAGACCCAAACACAATGGATGTGAGACTTGTGGGGGAAGGTGCTGAAATTCCTTTAGATGCAGGAGATTATAATTCTGTAACTTTTACACCCAAAAAATGGGGTATAGCGATTAGAATTACTCGTGAAATGATTGAAGATTCACAATTCGAGTTATTGAATAGAAATATTCGATTAGCTGGAAAGAGATTTGCAGAGAAAGAGACAGAGTTAATAATGGATGCATTGATAGCTGGAACAGGAGCAACTACTACCGGGGGTGCAGCTGCAACAATAGCCAATATCACAGAGAGTATGCAGGATTTGGAGGATGCAGACTACACACCAACAGATATAATTGTTGGTAATGAATTTCTCAATGATTTGAGAAATATAGACACATTCGTTGAAGCAAATAAGGTAGGAAATACCGAGATGCTTCAAAGAGGATTTCTAGGTACAATCTATGGACTAAATGTTGTAAGAGTATCAAAAAATGCTTTATCGTCTGCAACATACAATAAGTATGCACTTATTATAGACAGAACACAGGCATATGGTCTTGCAATTAAGAGAGACATCACAATTGAAAACTTCGACTTGCCGTCTTACGACATGCAAGGAGCTGCTATCACTTGGAGATTTGATGTACAAGTTCTTAGAGATGATGCTATCTCAATGATCACAACAGAATAATTTTTAATTTTTTGTTAGTTTTTGTTTTTATTTTTTAGAAAAACTAACAGTCTTCGGACTTTAAACAACTAAAGGAGAAAAGAATATGACAACAGGAAGTGCAGTGCAAGGATTAGTCGGCGGATTAACCAAGGGATTAAGTTCTCAGGGTGAAACTGCCTCTATAGAATGTACAGACAAAGTACTCTTTGTAAAAGGAGATCCAAACGATGTAGTAACAGCATATGTTGGGAGCCAGTTAGTTTATGATACAGCTGGACCAGATGTGTATATAGCTAATGCTGTAGGCGGATCAACTTGGAATAGACTAATCTCTGGGACTTAAGATGGCACTCTCTACTATTGGGAGCATTGCTACTCACATATCAGAGAGTTTTGATAATCTTCCAGACGGAGTGTCGGGTAATTTAATAGAAATTGTAGACATGGCTAGGCAACATGTATCAAACTATGTTGGACAAACTATTGGTTCTAATTCTATTTCTTCAAATTTTCAACCAGCAATTTTAGATTTTGCTAAGGCAGATGCAATAGATGCTGCAGGCAAATGGAGAACAAAAACTTAGAATGCTTGGAATGAAAAGGAGATTTGCTAAGGCTGTTTCTTAAAATGACTGTAGCACGATTTATCAAGGGATTTAATAAAATCTTATCTAAAGCTGGAGATCAAATAAGAGTAAGGTATTTTTATCAAAATATTGGTTCTATTTGGGATGATGATGTTGCATTGGCTATTTCTGGTACAGACCAATGGATAAGTGGAGTAATTTTGCCAATTGATCAGACTAAGGGTTCAAGAGATCAATTATTATTCGAACAAGGACTGATTAATACAGATGATAAACGAGTATTTCTTCATGGAAGTATTTTTTTATCAAATTCAGATAATTCTGGGAGTGATATTAAAATGAAAATGCAAATAGGAAGTCCAACTGGAGATCAATACTCTTTAATTCCGGAAGGAGGGATAATTACTGCTTATGCTGGAACAGATATTTATAGAAAGGCATTTGTTAGAAAAATGAATACTGGGAGTTTTATTGGAGAATGATAAATTTTATAGTTAAAGGTCTTGCTGAAACCAAATTATTTTTGGCAAAGAAGAAGTTTAATACCAAGAAAAATGCTAAGATTGGAATAAAAAAGGCAACCTTGTTTGTTCAAGGAGAAGTAAAAGAATCAATTGCTGGAAGAAGAAGCGAACCAACGAGTGTTGATACTGGGAGATTTCTTAATTCAGTGGATTTTTCTTTGGATAAATTTGATGGGAGAATATTTTCTAATGTACCTTATTCAGGATTTTTAGAATTTGGAACTTCTAGGTTGAAGGCTAGAAGACATTTTAATAATTCGAAGGATAGGAATAAAGGAAAGATAAGGAACATAATCAATAAGGAAATAAAAAATATATAAACATTCAATCAACCTATTTAAACAAAAAAAATCATAAAATAATGACCAAGTGAGGTCAAAGGAGACAAGTGAGTCATGGTAGATCAATTAACATTTGTAAGAGATACTTTATTATTTCTAAAGACAGATTTATTGGCAAATATAACAGATCCTATTTCTTCTGGAAGATCAGCTAATTCGAAATTTATTCTTACTTCTTATCCAGTTAGAGAGGCACAATATCCGATTATAACAATCAAGGCTACAAATTATTCTGCTACAAGGGTAGGAATGGGTATAGATGCATTTGATATGTTAATTGAATTAGAAATAAGGGTCTGGGCAAGAAACACAAGAGAAAGAGATGAAATTTTTACAGATGTTTTTAATAGACTTAGAAATATTCAATTTACAAATTCTGGATCAACAGAGAACCAATTACATGACTTTAATATGCCTTTTGCACTTGAATTAGATGAAGAAAAGGTTAAATCAAAAATAATCAATGTTACATATAAATTTTTCAATTTCACTTAAAATGGAAAAAATAAAAAATGCCAAATAGAGATAGAACAGGACCAAGAAGTGGGAGTAGAGGACCAAGAGATGGAAGAGGACAAGGTAAAGGGAGAGCTGGTGGAAAAGGAATCGGCACTATGAGGGGTGGACGAAAAGGTTATAAAAAATCAAAATAAATAAAGGAGAAAAATGGCAGATAAAGATGAATACGCAGAACCAGAGGTAAAAGAACCAGAAGCTAAACCTAAGGAACCAAAAAAGAAGTATGCTAATTAAATACAAAAGGAGGATAAATGGCTAGGTATATAAGCGACCAAAACAAGGTTATTGGAATCTATGAGAGTGGGTTATATGGTATTAGAGCAGTAAGTGGAACAACTAGTGCTGTTGCTGGATCCACATTTCAGATTGGACAAGTAACTACCCATTCATTAGACGACCAAGAGAATTACACTGTTGATCGTCATATGGGAACTACAAGTCGTTCAATTGATGGATATGATTCAGCAGTAAGAGATGTAACAGGAACAATTAGTTTTAGAATGCAAGACATGAGAATTCCATTTTATGCAATTGGATCAGTTTCAAGTGGTGCTAGTGCAGATGTTTGGTATTCTACTCAGATAGATAGTGATTCACCAGGCAATGTATTCACGAGTGGTGTTTTAAATCCACCAAGAAGTTTTACTATTGAAGATAGTAAACAAGCGGCTGGTACAGGCAGAAACTTTATTCGAAGCATACAAGGAGTAATTCCTAATGTTGTAACAATAAATTTTGCTCAAGGCGAAATAGTTACTTGCGATATGGATTATGTTGCAGAACATGTGTATTTTACATCTGGAGCAACTACAAGTGGAATAGCACATTCTGGGGTACCTTACTCTTTCGGGCATGTTGGTTTGACATTGGCTGGGAGTACTGGATTGACTGTAAAAGATGGAACTTTCGAGATTAACAACAATGTTGTCGGACCACATTACTTAAACGGATCAAGAGACATAGCTACACCTTATTTAGGAAACAGAGACTACATTTTGAATGTTACAATGGACTTAGAGTCCCAAACAGCAACAATGTTTTACAATGAATTCTATAAAGGTGGAGCAGAATTTAATGGAGTATTGGATTTTGACAATGATAAGACTGCTGGAAGTCAACACGCAACATTTACATTAAGTGGATGTCAAGTGGTGAATATGGAAAATCCCTCAGAAGTTGAAGGAACAACAGAATCAGCTATTGAGATAAGAGTCCAAGATGTTTCAGCTGTTGAATATGTTGATAGTTTAACCTTTAATCCTTATTAATAATCAGGAGGTAAAATGGTACTGAATAAAGATGACCTTATCTTTCAGAGAGATGAAAAAGGGAAACTTCTAGCGGTAGAAGTAGAGCTTGAGAACATCGAGGGAAAGCCAAGAGTAAAAGTTAGGCCTTTGACTAGGGGAAAAATACAGGAACTTTACACAAAGGCTAAGTCAGATGACGATTCGATAAAACTTGAAGCAGATACCGAAATTATTAGAAGTGGATTAGTGGAGCCAATCTTAACAGAAGAGGAGATTTTAGACATGAAACCAAATTATGCCACAGCAGTTTCTATAGCAATATTGTCGGCAAGTCTTGGTGTTTCTCAAGAGGAAGTTAAGGAGAAGGCACAGAATCTTATTGAAAGTGAAGAAGAAAATCTAAAAAAAAAGTAAACGAGGAGGATATGATCCTTTGGTTACATGAACAAGGATACACTTATTTTAATATACCCCAACTTACTTACCCAGAGATTAATTCTTTGATGAATGCCAAAAAGAGAAAGATGAGAAAGCAAGAAACTGAAAGAAAAAGGGCTAGCAGAAAATCAAAAAGATAAAATGGTATTAGAAGGTTTGGTTGGAGGAATAGCTGGAGGAGCTACTGTAAGCATAGTCATACGAGCAATAGATCAATTTTCTGGAGTTTTTAGTAAAGTAAATAGTAAGATGTTGCTTGTTGGGGGGGCAATGACTGCTCTCGGAGTTGCTGGAGCGACAGCAGTTGGAGGATTATTAAAGGTTGCTGGAGGGGTAGAACAAACAAGGGTCGCATTTACAACATTTCTTGGGAGTGAGGAAAAAGCACTAGATAAACTAAAAGAACTAGCAGATTTTGCGTCTCGTACACCATTTACAATTCCAGGAGTAGAAAAGGCAGCGAGACAACTACTTGCTGTTGGGCTTGAATCAGACAAGTTAATTCCAACACTTAAATCACTTGGAGATGTTGCTGCTGGTTTGGGTTTAGGTGAAGAGGGATTACAAAGACTTATTCTTAATCTTGGACAAGTAAGAACCCAAGGCAAATTAACTGGGCGTGAATTGAGAGACTTTGCAGTTGCAGGGGTTCCATTAATAGAGGAATTAGCAAGGGCAATGGGAAAGACCAAAGAAGAAATAAGTGCAATGGTCAGTGCTGGCGAAGTTGGGTTTGAGGATGTTATGAACGCATTTGATTCAATGACTAGTGAAGGTGGAAGGTTTTTTAACTTAATGGAGAAACAATCTAAAACATTTTTGGGGGTTGTTAGCAATATTCAAGATAGTTTAATTAAATTAGCTAGAATAATGGGTGAAGTATTACTCCCCCCAGCAAAATTAGTAGCAAAAGCAATTCAGGCATTTGTTGGATTTTTGGAGAAATTCCCTCTTGCTACTAAAATTGTAGCAGTAATTTTGGCACTTGGAACAGCGTTTTTATTGGTTGTTGGGCCAATTATTATTTTATTAGCACTTCTTCCATTGTTACCAATCCTTCTTGGTTCAGCTGCAGCTGGTTTTGGGTTATTAACTACTAGTGTTTTTGCGTTCATGGCAGCATTATTGCCTTTATTACCTATTATTCTTGCGATAAGTCTAGGAATAGCTGCTTTAATTGCAATAGGGGTTTTATTGGTTAAAAATTGGGATAAAGTCAAGGCAACAGCAGGGATATTGGCTAAAATATTAAAGAAACATTGGGAATCCATACTTTTCTTTGTATC